GACTTAGACATAATGATCAAATCTGCGTGGGAGTATCGTAATGAGTTTCGAAGAAAATGAAATCTCTACCAAGTCTTTTGGTGGAACTGAAATGGTTAAGCGTGCGATTGCCGCGCGTATGCCAGAGGGTCTAGCTGACGAGTTTCAGATTATCTGCTCTAGAGTTAGAAATATTGAAGAAGACAAGATTAGAGTGTATTGGTTGCACGATCTTCCCCAGGATCCAGAAACCAATCATCTAAAGGATGCTGGCAGCCGAGACCGTTTCCACAAGATGGTATTCTGCGGTAACTGGCAATACAACCAATACCTCAACATATTGGGTATTCCACCGAACGATAAGTGCGCGGTGATTGACACTCCAATCGTACCAATCGAATATAAAAAGAAATCCAATGAAGAGATTCGACTTATCTATACATCAACACCGCAAAGAGGGCTGGCTCTTCTTGTGCCAGTGTTTGAGGAGCTTTGCAAGAAACACTCAAACATTTACCTTGACGTGTTTTCGAGCTTTGAAATCTATGGTTGGAGTGAAGCAGACAAGCAATTCCAAGACCTCTTCGAAAGATGCAAAAATCACCCGAACATAGTCTATCACGGGTTCGCTCCTAACGAAGTAGTAAGGGAAGCTCAACAGAAGGCTCACATCTTTGCTTATCCTTCTATCTGGCAGGAATGCAACAGCCGAGCTCTTATTGAAGCAATGAGTGCTGGTGCTCTTTGTATTCATCCCAATCTTGCTGGTTTGACTGACACTTCTGGTAATCTAACAGCGATTTATCAGTATGATGAAGATCACAACCTTCACGCCAATAAGTTCTATCAGCTTTTGGATCATGCTATCGGTATCATTCATGAAGACAGCACTCAGAACTACCTACGTTATGTGAAGACTTACGCCGACAGTCGTTTCAATATTGATAAGATTGCGCATCAGTGGGAAACTATGCTTCTCACACTGAAGGAGCAATATCCTGTTGGTTCCAGAGGCATCCCTAAGAAGATGTTCAAATACAGCACATGATAGTATCAACAACACCCCTCCGAGTTAGTTTCTTCGGAGGGGGATCAGATATTCCCCAGTATTACAATCAATGTGTTACTAAAAATCCTGGGATGGTCATTTCAACAACCATTGATAAGAACATACAGATTGCTCTGAACAAGTGCCAAACTAATCACATCAGAGCTGTCTATTCAGAAATGGAAGTTGTTGACAAGGTTGAACAGTTGAGACATAATCGTATCAAAGAAGCCTTGAAATATTTCAACATCAAAAACAACATCGAGATTTGTAGTTTCTCGGATGTTCCCACAAAAGGTACGGGTCTTGGTTCTTCTTCAACTTTCACCGTAGGGTTGTTGAAAGCATTGTACGCTCATAAGGTTCTACTTCATAACAAGAGAGATCTTGCAGAGGCTGCTTGTGAGATTGAAATAGATCTCTGCGGCGAACCGATTGGCAAGCAAGATCAATATGCAGCTGCATATGGTGGGTTCAACGTTATCCGGTTTGATTCATCCGGAGTTGAAGTAACTCCACTGAATATTGGGGCATCAGTTCTTCGTAAGTTGAACGACAACCTTATGTGCTATTCTACAGGAATAAATAGAAGCACAACGGATATCCTTTCTGATCAGGTCAATAACATTAGCAACGATGTTGATGCATTTGACAACACCACTAGGTTGGTGTACCTCGCTAAAGAGGCACTCGGTTATCTGGTAAAAAACAAGATCGATGACTTCGGAGCTTTGTTAGACGAAGCCTGGAAAACCAAGAAAAAGTTATCAAACAAAATCTCAAACTCTGATATTGACTTCATGTATCAGAGAGGCATGAGTGCTGGCGCGCTCGGTGGAAAACTTCTCGGCGCTGGCGGTGGTGGCTATATGCTATTCTACGTTCCAGAATCTAATCGTGGATCGTTTTCTCTTGCCATGCGCGAATACAAAAGATTCAATTTCAACTTTACAGATCAGGGAAGCACAGCTGTAACATTATGATTTCTGCATCGAATTTTCTAATGGACTATATCATAAAGCTTTTCGAAGTTGCCATGGACGTTAATCAACCAAAGATTGACGAAGCTTACGGATTGCTTCTAAGAAACATGGACAATGTAGTGATCTTCGGTAACGGAGGATCCGCCGCCATCGCTGATCATTTCTGTGCTGACTTCGTAAAAGGTGTTCGCTCGGATACTGATCTAAAACCGAAATGCACGAGCCTTACAAGCAATGGTCCTTTATTGACTGCTCTGGCTAATGATATGGATTACGGCAATATCTTTCAGGATCAAATCTCTTACCATAGACCGTCCCTCGCTATAGCAGTTTCGTCCAGCGGTAATTCAACAAACGTTACGCGCGGACTAGAATTCGCCAACTTTATTGGAGCAAAAACGATCGCTCTTGTTGGGTTTGATGGAGGAAAAGTTCTGAAAGAAAACATGGCTGACGTAGTGATTCATGTAAACTCAAACAACTACGGGATTGTAGAAGACTCTCATATGATGATCTTACATTCTCTTGCCCAGAAGATTAGAACGGATCATTCGATTCGGGGAAACAATCTAAAACTCTAAATAGTTCTTGACTAATATAAAAAATCAGGTATAATAAGCTTATGGATGCTGCAAACAATATCATCGTGTTTCCTGGAAAGAATGTCCGTGGTCCTCAAACCATTGAGGAAGTCTCAGACAATCTTGACATGGTTCGACAAGTTTACATTCAGGAAACCCTCGAGCTCGTAGTTCCTAGATTGTTTGAGAGCTTTTCTGTCGCTGGATTTCAGCCTGACGAAGATGACGAAATCCAGTATATGAAACATGGTGCTATGATTGTAGAAGCTGCCAGGTCTTTTCTTTGTAAGGTTTCTGGTTTACCTCATCCATTACAGATCATCGCAGAGAATCTCTTCGATCAAGTCGATGAAGATGGTAATCTAGAAGTTTCCGACAAAGTTAAGATTGTGATCACACCAAAGGAAGGAAAGAGCTAAGGCTCGCATATAATGATTATTCTTGATCTTTCTCAGGTTATGCTGAGCAATATTATGGTCCAGCTTGGTAATCATACCAACGCGGAAATTGAGGAAGGTATGGTTCGCCATATGGTCCTAAACTCTATCCGATCTTTCAAGGCTAAGTTCGGAGAAGAATACGGCGAGTTGATTATCGCTTGCGATAACAAAAACTATTGGCGCCGACAACTGTTCCCCTATTACAAAGCGAATCGCAAAAAGAGCCGAGAGACTTCCGAGCTTGATTGGAAGGCTATCTTCGATTGCTTGCACAAGATTCGTGAGGAACTAAAGCTCGTTTTCCCCTACCGTGTTATTGACGTTGAAACTGCAGAGGCTGATGATGTCATCGGTACACTTTGTCGCGAATTCGGTGATTATGAGAAGATTCTCATTCTGTCTGGCGACAAAGACTTTGTTCAGTTGCAGCGTTACATCAACGTTCGTCAGTATAATCCTGTACTGAAGAAGTTCGTCACTCACAATAACCCAGAACAGTTCCTCAAGGAACATATCATCAAGGGTGACGCAGGCGATGGAGTTCCCAACTTCCTCAGCGCTGATAACTGCCTGGTTGTTGGTGAACGTCAGAAGCCCATCAGTTCTAAGAAGCTCGAAGTCTGGATCAATCAAGAGCCAGAGCGTTTCTGCACGGAGTTGATGCTGCGTAACTACAAGCGCAACGAGCAGCTTATTGACTTGTCTAAGATCCCCGAACATATCGCTGATAAGATTCTCGAGAGTTATGGGGAACAGCTTGGTAAGAAGCCCAACAAGCTGATGGATTATTTTATTGCTAATCGACTAAAGAATCTCATGGAAAATATCGGAGACTTTGTATGAAACTAGGTGTTGCTGAAATCCTAAAGAAAGCATCAGAAATCACAGACGAAAACCAGCGTATTGACTGGCTTCGCCAAAACAACAGTGTTGCGTTAGAGAGTATGCTTCGTGGAGCATACGATCCTAAGATCGTTTGGTTACTGCCGGAAGGAGCTCCTCCGTACAAGGTAAACGATCTTGTTGATCAACAGAACAGACTGTATACCGAAGCTCGTAAGCTGTATCTGTTCATTGAGGGTGGTAATCCCAATCTCAAGCAGCTTCGTCGTGAAGCATTGTTTATTGAGCTACTTGAAACACTCGATCCTGAAGACGCAAAGCTATTGCTTGCTGTCAAAGAAAAGCATATTCCATATCCTGGTGTGACGAAAGAAGTTGTCGCCAAAGCATTTCCTAATATCCTGTAAGGAGGATGATCAAACTACGATGAGTAAGTCTAAGAATAAGAATTTTAGTAGCCGTCGCGACTGGTATGACGATGAAGAAGATGGTTACAGCTATCAAGATACCAAGCAAAAACGTAAAGAAAAACGGATGAAGAATCTTATTCGCTCTAAGAATGTTGATCAGATTATGGGAATGGACGATGACGAATACGAAGACTATCGACGAAATTGAAGAGATGCTCGAAAAGGCAGTTGGGGAGTTCTACGTAGCTCTTCTTTTGCTTCGTAAAGCTGGCGAATATCAAACCGAATACAATGCGATGGGCGTATTGATCAATATGCTACAAGAAGATCGCGATCATCTACGCAAAGAGTATAAGGAACACATCATTGCCTAGCTACACTTTCAAAAACCTAAATACTGGCGAAGAATGGACTGATATTATGTCCATCAGCGAGAGGGAGGAGTTTCTTAGTAAGAATCCACAAGTTCAGCAACAACTGACTTCTGCTCCTGCCCTTGGCGACTCAATTCGTCTTGGACTTCGTAAACCTGATAACGGGTTTCGGGACCGCCTCAAAGAAATCAAGAAAGCGCACAGTCGTGGTCTAACGAGGAGCACAGTCAACACTTTTTGAGAGAATACATGCCAGTATCAAACAATCAAACTAACAAGCGTTTGTCAAGAAAAGAAAAAAGAACAAGGAATCAAAATACAGAGGCTGTGAAAGAGAAGTTAAACTTCACTCTTCGCAAAATCAGCCCTCTAACAGATAACCAACGACGCACATTTGATTATTATGATGACGATAAACACCTCGCACTAATCGGGACAGCTGGCACCGGTAAGTCGTTTTTATCAATCTACCTTGGTATGCAGGACATAATGGAACGTAAAACGCACGAAAAGATGGTAATCATCCGCAGCGTTGTTCCTACTAGAGACATGGGATTCCTGCCTGGATCAAATAAAGAAAAGTCCAAAGTCTACGAGGCACCCTACTACGCAATCTTTGCGGAACTTTTCGGTAGAGGTGATTCCTACGAATATCTCAAAAACAAAAACGTAGTCGAATTCATGACGACTTCTTTCGTTCGTGGTATCACGCTAAGTGATTGTATCATTATTGTCGATGAGTTTCAGAACATGACAGCTAACGAGCTGCATTCTGTCTTCACAAGAATCGGTAAGAACTGTAGAGTGGTTTTTGCTGGTGACATCAAGCAGAATGACTTCAGCGGAAAAAGAGAAGAATCTGGATTCAGAGACTTCTTCAAAGTGCTTGACGAAATGCGAGACTTTAGTATAATAGAGTTTACGAGGGAAGACATCGTTCGTTCTGACCTAGTGAAATCCTATATCATCGCGCGCGAGAAGCTTGAAGAAAAAGGTCTAGTCGCCGCTTTATAATTGAAAGGTTTGTTATGATTGATATTATTGACCGAATCGAAGACGCTAAAATTACAGTGTCGGCTCGAGCAAGAGATGATTCTGATGCGGAAGTCTACGCAGTACTTGTAGAAGCCGCAAGAGAAATCGCGCGTCTTCGGGATAAGTGTGACGAGTTGGAATATGGATATGACGATTGATGGTAATGACCTGGCAGGACGATTGTAAAGTGGAAGTCATATACGAACAGACTGGCACTTCGCAACGTCCTGGTGGTCAGCAAGCTGGTATTCCAGCGTCTTCAATTAGAGTCACGCACGAGCCTACAGGCATCATGGCTCAGTATGGCGAAGAACGTTCTCAACACAAAAACAAACAAATCGCGATGGAAATGATTGAGTGGGGTTTGATGAAAGCGAAGCTGCTGTGAGATATTATTGTTACAACACTTGGAAGACCGATCCTTCCGTCGATTCATACGTTAAGGTCGTCTCCGAGGAAGAGATTCTCGCTGAATACTATGATCGTTGGTATAACGCAATGGTGTCTAAGTTTGGCAAAGAAGCTGTAGATGCTGGCTATTGTAAAGACGATTGTATTGATGATTGGGTTATTGTGAATTGGGCATGGGAGAGTAAAGATGAACAAAGATAGAATTGAAGAACTTGTATCACAAGCACATCAGAATCTGTGTAGTGCAGGCAAAGAGGTAGAGTTTAACTACAATTTCGCAAATGAGTTTGCCAAGTTGATCATCGAAGAGTGCATGAAGGTTGTTGATGAACAAATCAAAGATCTAATGGAAAATATAGAGATCACTCCCAATTCGTACGAGCATGGTCGCCTTCGCTGCGGAGTTGATTGTTACGTGGCCATCCGTGAACACTTTTATCCTATTGAGGAATGATAATGAATTGGGACTACTACTTTATGAAGATGGCTGAGTTGGTTGCATCTAAGTCGAAAGACCGATCGACCAAGGTTGGCTGTGTGATTGTTGGTTCAGCTAATCAAGATGTAAGATCAACAGGGTACAATGGTTTTTGTAGATATGTTGACGATGACGTTGAAGAGCGACATGAACGACCAGAGAAGTACCTCTGGACCGAACACGCCGAGCGTAATGCTATCTACAACGCTGCTAGGAACGGAGCGCGGACGGATAACTGTATTGCGTATACAACTATGTTCCCCTGCTCCGATTGCGCCAGAGCGTTGATTCAATCGGGTATCGTTAGGGTTGTAACAAGACCAATCAGCCAATCGACCAAGATACCGATTCACAACTACGAGACATCCAAGAAGATGTTGATGGAGGCAGGAATTGAGATCGATATGTTGTGGGAAGATGATCTAGAATGAAAGAATTCTTTCACAACCCGATAAACCTACCTGACCTAGAAACGGTCAGCGTAGATGGAAAGAGACATTACATCACTCCCGGAGGAACGTTTCCTTCAGTAACAACCGTTCTTGGGGAGAAGCTCTCCAAGGATGGATTACAAGCTTGGCGTAATCGAGTTGGTGAAGAAGAAGCCAATAAGATTTCAAACCAGGCTGCAGTTCGCGGAACTGCTATTCATGCCCTCGCCGAAGCTTATCTTATGAATGATAAGAATTGGAAGCGAGGTGCCATGCCAACCAACATTGATACGTTCTCTCGTATCAGACCACATCTAGACGAACACGTCGGGACTATATACGGTGTTGAGGTTCCTCTTTGGTCAGAGAAGCTGTATACTGCTGGGAGAACGGACCTACTCGCGGGCTGGCGCGGGATCAATTCCATCATTGACTTCAAGACTTCTAGAAGGATCAAGACGGAAGATCATATCGAAAGTTATTTCCTACAGGCTACCTGCTACAGCATGATGGCGGAGGAAAGAACTGGAATGAAGATTCCTCAGATCGTTATCATTATTGCGGTCGATCATGAGGAAACGCAGGTGTTCGTCAAGGAACGTGATAAATATGTCCAACGAGTGTTAGGTATATTCTGTAGGTAGCGAATTGGTCATGATGTAACCCTGTAAGGAATATACACATGACAGAATCAAGTAAAACGCAGCAGATATCAGAAAGTATCGCTGCAAGTAAGAGTAAGAGCGATTTGATTGAAAAGATAGTGTTCGCCTCTATTCCTATTTTATTCAGCTGTATCGTCTATCTGATGACGACATTGAGTGCTGCACATAATCAAATCGGTATTCTTGGAATGTCGGTCACAACATTAACAACACAATCTCAAACGATAAAGCTAGACATCTCTCAGCTTCGAGAGCAACTGAATAATCGCATTGTTCAAGTTGAACGTGATTCTGCTGCAGCAAGAGCCAATATAATCTTGGATCGTGAAAAAGCTTTGGCTTCTACTGCTGCGGCAGCATCAGCAATACGTGCTGAAGCCACAGCCGGCAGAGCTGAGTTAAGCCAAAGATTGGCGATTATAGAAAATGAAATGAGAAATCAAAGAGAAAGACGAGCAAACGCTAGATAAAGAAAAAGGAGCCTTTCGGCTCCTTTTTTTTATGATTACTTATCGTTTTCATCCAGGAATTGAATAATACTATTCTGCGGATAGTTCACATCAGGATAATCAATTCTACCCAGCTCCTCCGCAGCTTCACGTAGGAGCCAACAAGCTGAATGGAACTTCTCCTGAAGTTCTTCCAATTCCTCTTTCTTTTCGCAGTATGCCTGCCAGAGAGCAAGACCGGAGCTTTCAATAGCCTTATTTGCAATGTCATCATTCATATCAAATCTCCTTGTTCACCTGTAATGATGATAGCCGTTGTAATGATGACTGTAGTAGGGTCGATACACAGGCGGATAATACGGGCGAGGAGCCGAATACACATACGGCGAACGCACATATGTCGGTCCATGGGGATAAACAGCGCACCCTGATAAACTAACCAGAGCAACGATAGCCAGAAGCTTCTTCATCTCACACCTCTTAGAGTTGTATGATTTACTTATCCCATCCATTAGAAGCTCTTAGGGATGTAACGAAGGTTCTTCCGATTATAAATCTTCAGATCGCCCTCAAGCGTCTTGACGCAAACTTGTTCGCCATCAATAAACTTGACTTGCACGACCTCGCGCCGCACGTCATCAATACCGCGATCTCCATGGTTGAAGGAAGCAATAACCGTATCGCCAACGTTAATAAATTGACTCATTTTATCCCTGGTTCTTTTCAAACAAAATCTTCTTAGCGCGAGACAGAGCATGCTCGGTGTCTTTATTATGTCCGGTCGAAATGAACCCATTTGCTTGATGAGCGCAATCAAGAACCATCAACATATTAACCAGAGCATCGCGCAATTCATCACGCTCGTCTAACAGAGCCAACATATGGGTTTTCTCGACCATAATGACAGTTGGACCCTGTGAGACAAGAGCACGGAATGTTTCGGTGTCTGTGATAGACATTATCCCGCAACACTTTCAAGCTGCTCGCAGCCACCATGCTTCTCTATGGTTTCCAGTATCTTCTCAACGGGAACCCAACCGAAGACGCATTCTTCGTCCGGCTGATCGTCGCCCAGATCTTCCCGCCAATCTCGCAGCTCAGGAACTGGCTTGCTGGGGAACCCTATCTCCATAGAAGTCCAGGGACCGACGTGGTGCCTCGGAGCGCAATAGTGATAAGAGCTCGCCTGCACGGAGAGCTTGAGCCCATCGCGACACACGAGAGGCGGAACCCGTTCATGGCTCAACCTGCCTTCTACTGCTTTCTGGCGCATGCGAGTTATGTAAGCTGAAAGAACATCCATATCATTTCTCCTTATCGTTCATCGCCGGGATCGGCATTCCAAAGATATACAGCCATGTAGATAATAGCGGCGAGCAAAAACACCACTACACCCCAAAGAATGTAACCTAACATTTCAATCCTCCAATCCAAGTGAAATGTCGGCTCCTTCTACGTTAATGCACAGTTTATCGAGCTTTTCTTGCACATGTGCGATGTAGTTTAGAACACCATTTGAAGCTCCAAGATTACTCATTACATGATACACCTCATCCAACTGGTAATCCATACGACGGATCTTTTCCGCGCATTCCGCGCGAAGTGCTTCACGATCTTGCAAACTATCCAAGTTCATTGCGATTTCTCCTCATCGGGTCGGTTGTAATATTGTGGTTGACCTTGTGCAATCGTGTTTTTCACCATATGAATCAAATTGATCATACCAGATTCTGACCGTGCAAAGTCAGAATTCGGATCAATTCTAGCAATAGTAAGCAACGTGTCATCATAGAGTTCAATCAGCCTGATGGCGTCTAGAATTGTGACGCCATCAACAGGGCTGACCCTATCGGACCAATATAGTTCGTTAAGTCGTTCAATAATGTTCATGATCAATCTCCTACAGAGTCGAATTCATAACGCGGATCATATCCTCACGAATGAGCTCTTCGTCTCTATCCGCAGCCCAATTGTGACGTTGTTCATTCGACGTCAATCCATAAAATACGTCGTGATCGTACGTAATATCGGCTACGGTGTCATAGATGTTGAACCAATCCCAATGACGGCGTCGACGCAACATTTCCATAGTATCAACTAGAGTGGCAGCGCGACCAGCAAAGTCTGCTACGCCACCACAAGGATAATAGTTGTCGCCAGTGAAAAGCATGTATCGCATTGTAATTTCTCCTATCAGAAGAAGATCAGGTAACCGAGGGTCACGCCCACAGCCAGACCAACCAGGATATCGCGAACGAAATATTCCATCTTCTCTCTCCTCTTAGCGAATAAACTGACGGATGATCTTCATCTCATCCGCAGTGATGGGACCGTCCCAGTGACCAGCGTACGGAGTGCCAACCTCGGCGACGCGCTCGGCGATCCGCGACAGAGCGTTGGACTTCGCGTCATCCTTCTCTGCCAGGGCGGCAGCTTCAAGACGGGTCACGATCTCATAGATTTTCACGTTCATCGGCTTTTCCTTCATCATCATAATTGCATCTTACCCTATTTTTAAAAATAAGTCAAGCGATTTTTCGGTACCGATCGAAAAAAAATCCACCGCCCAGGGGACGAAACTCGCCGAGGCGTTCGCCCACCGAGGTCATGAGGACCGACTCAAACCCCGCACGCTCCATATGGGCGATAGCGCAGTCGATGTCATTGAATGCCTTGGTGTAGGCGAAATTCGTAAAGCTCACGAGATACATTTCGTTCCCTTTCATCATCATAATTGCATCTTACGCCATTTTTAAAAATAAGTCAAGCACTTTTTTCGTGTTTTTGATATTTTTTTTATTTTCAATGATTTCAACCACTTAGCTAAGACGATTTCGTAAGCCATTGATTTCATTCAAAAAGAAAATGCTTGCTTTTTTTTAAAAAATAGGCTATTATGATAATATGATGATGAACGAAGGAAATCAGATGACCCAGTACGAAAAAGATACCCTGGACATGATGACGTTCAAGGAACAGGATCTCCTGCTCCGGGTGCTGGCTCACCATCCCGCGCGGGATGGCGCTATCGTCAGTCTTGTGGCTGAACGTCTGCGCGATATGGTGAATAGCGGTCTTATGGATCGCCTCTACCCTGAGCCCAAGGCTGAAGCTGCTGATCCGGAAGTTTTTTGATTTTTTTTGAAAAAAGTTCTTGACTTATTTTTAAAAATAAGCTAAGATGCTTTTATAAGGTTGAAACAGAAAGGAAACTTGAACATGGAACTTTTGGTTGTGGATTTCGGTGATTCCTACGAGCGCTCCGTGGTGGGCGTGGCTCGCGATCTGGCTGAGGCTCGGTCGATGGCTCGCGCTTACGTGGTGTCCGCGTGCTGGGAACAGCGCGTGATGGATTTCCAGTACTTTGCCGTGCAGCGGCATGTGCTTGGTGAAGCTTCTGTCGCGTACGTCGCCGACGAGGAGCTCGATCTTTCTGTCGAGGGCTGAAATAGTCCTTGACTTATTTTTAAAAACAGGCTATGATGTTTTTATAAGATAGAAAGGGGAAAAAGATGGACGAGGTAGAAACGATAGATGCGGTGCTGCGTCCGGAAGAACTTATGGATCTGTTTATAGCTGGTATGAAATATTACGAGAAGGGTGGGCGACATGATTCGTCACCATATTGTCATGATCCTCGAGATAAGATCGATCAGATAATGGTCAAATTCCTTCGTAATGTTCTAAAGTCCCGTCGACATCCAGCTCCAACTGAAACGGTTGTTCGGGATGTGTTCGGGCTTCACGTACGCCGACCGCGATCCACGATCGCTTTGCGTGAACGTTCAACTCGCAGTCGAGGGCTGAAATAGTCCTTGACTTTTTTACCAATCCCGGTATAATCAGTAATGTGATGATGATTGAAAGGAAACGAAATATGTCAGGTGTTGATATTGTTCTGAGCGATAGGCATGGCGTTTATATTCCTCAGACGTTTGCGCAAACAAGCTTGGAAGGCAGTAATTCTTGGGAAGGTTACGATCCAGAAGATGTAAAGATTCTCTTACGAGGTCCTAATGTCGATGGATACTGGGAAACCTGGCAGAACATCCTGGACAACGCATGTTACGTTGACTCAAAGGGTTTTCGTTGGCAGCTTCATCAAGACGGGGACCTGTTTGTTTATTGCTGGGAACTTATGACTCAGCAAGAGAAAGAAAATCTATTCAACGAGGCTTTCCCAGAACTGGCTGCAGAAGACCAAAAGGAAGAAGATAACGAAACTCTTGAGCTTCTTCGTAAGTTAGATGCCAAGCTGGATTTGATTCTGGCGCGGTTCGATGGCGGTTCAATTTGAAAAAGGAAGATAAGATGAAGCAGTTCCACATTGAGCGAGTCACTCAGATTCATGACTCGGACACAGGAAATCATTTTTACGTCGGACCGGACCGCGATGGTTTGTGCTGCGTTGAGATTCGCGATGTCTCGTCAAAAGGCGAGGTTGAGCAGAATATTCTTATGAGTAAGGAGCAGGCTATCCTCGTGGCTCGTGCCATCCTAGAGATGTATGATACGGGTCAGTTTGGGTACTCGGTCGACAGCTGTCGGTAAGATTAATCTTTTTTAATAAAATACTCCTTGACTTTTTTTCAAAAACAGGCTAATATGAGTTTATCAAGAGGAGATAGAGATATGGTCACCAAAGATAGCCTCACTAAGATGATCCAGGCAGCCAATCCCGAGAAGCAAGCCCAGATCGTTGGGCGAGCCTGCCTGGTCCTGTTCAAGCGCCAGACGGAGTCCGAGCGCCAGACGAATTCGACGAACACCGAGAATTCCATCGGGTTCACTGGCTCGGACGCGAAGTGCGGTTCTCTTACCGCTAAGACGTTCTTGAAGCATAAGACGCTGCAGCCCTGGCAGGTGGAGCGTTGGCTCAAGGTTGATTGTCGCGGCACGATGCGCATCGCAAAATACTGGAAGCAGCTGGATCAGGCTGCTCGCGAGAAAGCTGCGGCTGCCGCGTAATTTTTCTAAAAAAAGTGCTTGACTTATTTCAGAAACTAGGCTAAGATACGTTATAAGGTTGAAACAGAAAGGAAACCTGAACAGTGGCTCATGAAATTGAATTCGTTAATGGTAAGGCTCAAATGGCTTACGCTGGGGATCTTCCCTGGCATGGTCTGGGCACTCGCGTCCCTGACGACCTGACTCCCGAGCAGATGCTCGAGGCTGCTGGTCTGAATTGGGAAGTGGAAAAGATCGAAGCTTTCGCCAAGGTTGGCGGTAAGAACGTCTCCGTGGATCGCTCGGCTCTTGTTCGTAAGACCGATAACAAGATCCTTGGTGTGGTCTCCAACGACTGGAATCCGGTGCAGAACTCCGAGGCTTTCGAGTTCTTCAATGACTTCATTGCCGAGGGCGATATGGAGATGCATACGGCTGGTAGCCTGCGCGGTGGTCAGATCGTCTGGGCTCTGGCGAAAGTGAAGGATGGTTTCTCGCTTTTCGGTGGTGACGAGGTGGAGTCCTACCTGCACTTCACGAACTTCCACCAGTATGGTTACAGCACTGACGTTCGGTTCACTCCGATCCGTGTCGTCTGCAATAACACTCTTACGCTGTCGCTGAATACCAAGGTGGAGCGTATGGTGAAGATCTCCCACCGTCGCGAGTTTGATGGTGATAACGTCAAGCTGATGCTCGGCATCGCGGCTGAGAAGCTGGCGAAGTACAAGGAAATGGCTCAGTTTCTGGGTTCGAAGCGTTACACCAATGAGAACGTAGTTGACTACTTCAAGCGCATCTTCCCGGTCTCTGGTGGCGATAACGCCAAGAAGGAGATCAGCAAGAACGCCAATGTTGCTCTCGGTGTGCTTGATACGCAGCCTGGCGCAGAGTTCGCTCGTGGTTCCTGGTGGCAGGCATTCAACACCGTGACCTACCTTACGGACCACCTGGCAGGTCGTACTGCTGACACTCGCCTGGCTTCGGCTTGGTATGGTTACAACAAGAACCTGAAGACCAAGGCTCTTGAGACTGCGCTCGAGATGGCGGAAGCCACTTGAGCCAGTCGGCAAATAACCCTTGACTTTTTTCAAAATCGGGTTATAATACGTTATAAGTTTGTAAAACGCTCGAGAAGGATTAATCGTATGGCTGTCGCTAAACTCAAATCGTCAAAACCTAAAAAGGTTCGTGCCGGTAAGACGGCGCAGCGCATCGCCGATCTAAAATACATGGGCGATGAGCCAGATGTCAAGGGTAAGATTGTCGACGATGTAGATCTGACTCGAGTGTTCAACTGGTATAACTACATGTGCTCGCGCGTGGATGCGCGTGAATACGTCGAGGCGTATCTCAAGGCTAACAAGCGCAACGACGATCTCAAGACCCTGAAGCGAGTTCCCGAGACCTGGGTAAACCTACAGGCTGGTTGGCTCGCACGTATCCTGACGCGTGGTGGTATCCTCAACGATACCTACATGGCGAAGCTCGAGCTGCGTATCAAGGAGATGTTCACCAAGGCAGGCGCTAAGACTGAGACGATCGAGGAAGACAAGAAGCCCGAGCCACCAAAGGTAAACATCCAGGACCGTATCAAGGA